CATTAAAAGTTTTTATACAGATCCAAGACTCGTTTAATATGGTCTGGGAACGCTACGTTATCACGCTGAGAAGAGGTTGAAGTGTTTTGTACACTTGCACCCTGTAAAGTCTGACGAGCCTTGTGCTCATCTTTAAAGTAGTATGTAACTAGGTCAAATACTGCTAGTTTTAAATCTTCGGGGCAAGCTGGGTATCCTGCGAAGTAAGTAACTTGTACTGCGCCAGGTCCTTTAGCCCAATTCTTGTATCCATTAGTACCGTCTGTACGGAAAATACTATCAGTAGCCTCATCAAGGTAGTACTCGTGCTTTGCTGTAGTCAATACAGAATAGGCACTAGAGTACGAAGGTCTCTCTGAGATAGTACTAATGCTAAGTACTGGACCTTCGCTTAGCTGAAGAATATGAGAATCCCATGGAATATTTAAGCTCTCAACCTTAGGAGAGCTGTAGTTGTCGATAATGCTAGTACCACAATAAGTTTTTACTAATTGACTTACAGAAGTTATTAAAAGATTAAGACGCACATCATCCTTGGTACCTTGAATACCCTTTGAATCTTTATAATCTACTAAATCTATTAAGTTTGCCATATTTCTATAAGTCCATTAGTAAAAACTTGGAGGCGAACCCCCAAGTTTTTATTAGCATTAAGCCAGGTCGAGTTTAACAGAAGGACGGTTACCAGCACCGCCTGCAACGAGCTCTTCAAAGCCTAGGGCCTGAGAAGCAACGATTACATTGCGCTGATTGCCGACTTCGTAGTCAGACTCAACAGATACACCACGTAGACGTGGAATAACATAGTTACGAGTGCTAACAGCGAAAGCGATAGCATTACCAGTTGTCTCAGCAGCAAAGCTATCAGAGACGATTACAGGTGAACCGAATACAGAACCGATAGAACCAGTTAGCTTAGTAGCAACGTCAGAACCTACATCAGTAATATCCTGGAAGCCTGCATCTTCGATTAGCTCGAAGTAGCGCGCCTGAGATACAACGTAAGCAATGTCAGATGGGTTAACACCGTACTTACCCATGTCCTTACGCATTCCCATAAGAAGGGCAGCAGTAAGAGGGTTGGACGCTGTGTGAGCACCAGAAGCAGCTGCAGTTGCAAAGCCGTCTAGACCAGTGATAGAACCTGCACCTTGAATAATAGCAGTATCAACAGCGCGAGCGTGAGCACGTGCAACAGAGTCTACTAGCATAGGCATCAAGTTGATCAGAACCTGCTCATCGACATTGTTGTCCATGAAAGTCTGAGAGATCAGACGATAAGCGTTCAAGATTACCTGAGAAGGTTGGAAAGTAGCGGCAGCGCCACCAGGTGTGTCGAGGTTACCAGCAGCAGCAGCACCAGTTTGGAAGGTAGCAGCAGTAACATCAGGCTGGATGGGCATAACAGTAGCAGCGCCATTTACCTGGATTTCACGGAAAGCACCAGCAGTCTTTAGCTCGAGAGTAACTTCCTTCTCGATTTGACGTGCAACTTCCTGATCGATATCACCAGCATTAGTAGCGTAGTCTAGACCAGCTTTTTCCATAACGCCGCGAGCGAAATCAGTGTTCATACCTTTACCAGTCATAGTACCTAACAGGCTAGCGTGCATGAAGTCCTGACCGAACTTAGACAGATCGCCTGAAGCTGAACGGTCGCCGAATACGCGCTTGCTTGTGCGCATGGCTTCGATTTCTGCGTTCTTCTCTTCGAGGTCTTTGCCAAACTTAGCAATTACTTCGTCGATCTTCGCGTCTTTTTCGGTTAACTTAGCTTCTACGTCAGCCATAAGAGCTTCAACGCCAGTCTGGATTCCAGTCTTAACTTTGATGTCTTGTGCTTCGATGAAAGATGCTTCGGCCTGAGCCTTCTCGATTTCAGCTTTATCAGCTGCTTTTTGCTCGGCTTGCTTCATTGCGATTTTAGCAGCTGTATCTTCAGCTACCTTCTTTGCAAAAGCTTCCAAGTCGATGTTTTGATTGTCCATTTTGATCTCCTGATCTGTGGATGTAGTATCCACGCTTTTCGGTGTGTTGTCACTAGCTACATTTGAAGCAATTGCTTCGTCCTTAGCCAGAGACTGACCGGCTAGATCTACACGATTAGTGAAAGTTTTTTTGAATTCTTCGTACTCTGTAGTAGAGTCAAAAGACTTCGCGAGCGAAAAAGTAGCTGCCTGATTACAGGGTACAGATACAACTGATACCTCGAATAACTCAGCGTCCTTAATCATTAGTCCATCGGTTTCTTTGATATAATCAGCGTCCTTGACTCTGAAACCGACAGAAAAGGCTCCAAGAACACCGTCTTTAACAAGTCCAGCTACATTGCCAGGGGCAGATTTGCTGATTTTGCATTCTAACTCTAAACCATTAGGACCGGCTTTCATCCCAGTGGCTCTTCCAATCGGTCTATCATAGTCATGATTAAACAGAATGATTGGATTCTTCTCAAAATTCTTTAGTCCACCTTTCTGCCAAGCCTCGGCTGAAATGGTGTCGCCTGCGCGATCAAAATCAGCAGTACTTGCCATTCCTCTAATCATTATAGACCCGTCATCGGCCTCTAGTGATTTAAAAGTGGATGTAAGATTAAATATTTTATCCATTATTTATCCAGTTTTACTGCCGGAGCAGGCTTGACCGCTGCCTTAGGTGCTGGCTTTGGTACTTTAGGTGCGACAGGCTTTACTGCCTCTTCCTTCTTTTTCTCAGCCATTTTTAGTAAGTCAGGGTGTGCCTTCTTTACCATTTCAATTGCTCGAGAATAGCTTCTACCAACACTACGAACTCCGGAGAAAGAGACGGGCTTATCTGCCGCATCCAAGTACTCCTGTTGATTCATAATCTTGCCTTTCTCTGCGAAGTACATAGCTAAGTCTCTGCAAAGTTTGATTCTTTGGGGTCTAGTTGACATCTTCTTCTCCTTCGGTGGGCCTACCACCTTCACTTGGGTTAACCGCAGAACCAGCGATATTTGCTGGAACTCTAATCTCGTCTGTTCCTTCAACTTCTGGGAAACCTAAACGCTCTCTAGCTTCTGCGGGAGTAATAATACCACCGTTTACTAGTGAAGTATAGTAGCTAGAAGAATCACTTAATTCAGGCTGTAGAGCAGGAATGTTTGTAATGTCTTCTTTTAACTCAAAACCAAAATATCTTTCCATCGCAAAATTCATTTTACGAACGATAGGTAGTATAGTCTCAAGATAATACATACGCATATTTGGGCGAATGTTAGCGTTGTTACCAGAGTCTAACATGATTGGAGGCACTCCGAGCGCCTTCAAAATAATCTTTTCATTGTCTGCGATACTAGTCTGAAAATCCATTTCTTTGAAATTTACATTTGAGATAGAATCTACTTCAATACCGCCGTCTAGAATAAGGGGTCTGCGACCCCCAGCTTCTGGAGCATAGCGAGCCTGCCAAGACATCATCATACGTTCTTTGATCTTCTCTGACAGGGTATTAGGTGACTTCAATACTAAGCCGGGTACTGCGCCGTTCTTGAAGAAGTTGTCTTGGAATTTACGCATCTTCATCATAAGCTGCATAGTACGTAGAGCAGGGCTCAAACGTGGAACACCTCTATAAATAGAGTAAAAGGAGTTCTCTTTAATGTGGATGATTTCGCTAGGCTTGTAGTCTACTAGTTTGTTATAAGTGAACTTCTCAATGTAAGTATCCTTACTAGCATGAATAGCCATTTTAGATGCGGGTAGATGGTACATATGAACACCATCAAAATAGATAAAGATATTGCCGTCTAGAATATAGTCGATAACTAGGTTGCGACGAAACGTGCTGATATCTTGGAAGGGGTTGGGCTCATAGTTGATAAGCAAGTCTACTTTAGCTCGCTTGATGCCCTTAATGATGCTGTTGCCCTTATGTTGACCACCTACAGCAGTAGGGATCTCGGCAACATCATCAACAATAATGTTTACGGCACGGTTTACGATCTCTAGTTCTTCGTATGCGCGCTCGTACTGAAACGTAGGCTCACGAGAGTTCTGAATATCATTACCATAGTATTGCTGTGCAGGATTTAATTTCTCCTGCGCATCAAGTGTCTTCGCTGTAAAAATATTATTATACCAAGCCATGTTTTTCTCTTTGAATCTCTACCCAGCGCATCTGTTTTTTAGCAGTACCTAGGACGGGGTCTTTACCGTAAATTGAGTGCAGTTTTAAGTGATGTGTATGACATAAGGTAACAGTATGGTCATACAGTTCTGCTGCGTGTTCTTCAATAAAGTCATCCCGAAGTGATTGTATATACTCCGGATTGTGTTTGTTCTTTGCGAGCCACTGATTCAACAGGGGCGTTAAACTATAAAAGTGGTGAAAATCAAGCTGTTCCGTCTCTGCGCAAATCTGACAAGAGGTGCCCTTTTCGTACTTAGACTTAGCCTTGTCTCGGACATACTTTACAACATCTCGTTTTAACTTAGGCATTTCCTTTCCTGCTTATGATTTTTCATTAAGGAGAATTATATCTACTTTAAGTTGATTTGTCAATAATTATTTTTGGCTAGGTGTCATTAAAACGTGACGTTTGTGACAATAAATGAATATAGTGCATAACGTATGGCATCCGCCATGTGCGAGGCCATATTGTGTTTCGGCTTTTCCCGTACCAGGTTTGGGTTGGGGTCCCACTGATAGGCATCAAGACAAGTTAGAGACTGCTTAGCTTCTTGGTCTACTAGTAACTTATCGTTATCAATAATGTTAGCAACGTGTCCAATACCATCTAGTACAGACTTCTTAGCGTTGATAGTAGAGATTCCGTAGTTCTGTGCAAAGTCAAAACGTGTCTGCTGTGCGGCGGAGTCAATATAAATATAGTCGATATCCCAACGATCAATAAGTTTCTGAATTTCCATGGCGTGCTGTTCTGTAGTACGTTCTGCATTGAGATATTCGTCTACTAGGTAGAATGTTTCACTATCCCAGTCATAGGCAATTACACACAGTGCAGTAGGGTCTTTATAACCCACGTCTAACCCCGCGAATACATCCATTTTAGAAGTATCGAAGTTAGAGAGGTCTTTTACGTTCTCCTCAAAGTTAAACTTCCAGATCTGACCTTCATAAGTATTAAAGTCGGCTTCATACTCTTGTCTAAACTCAGCGTCAGACATAGACTTCTTTGCCTCATCAATGTCTGATTGAGTCATTCGAGGGTTGTCTCTGTAGGTGGCTCGAATAGATGCCCACTCTGGGAACTGATCAGAGTACCCACGATAGTAAAACTCAGAGAACCAGTTATTTCTTCCTCTGGGGGTGGAGATAAAGATAGCTTTGGAATTAGGTTTGTCTAGCGTAGGGCGTAGTGCAACATTGAAAGCGTCTCTGCCGTCTGCCAGAGCAGCCTCATCAAAGATGATAAGGTCGTAGGAGCGACCAACACAAGAATCAACTTGGTTGACCGAACCCATACGAACAGTAGAGCCGTTAGATATTTCAATTACTTTGTCTTTGGCATTGTCTTTTGTAACTTCCAGATCGAAGTGCTTTATCAAATTTCTTTGCAGGTCGAAAGAAATCTGAGACAAGGAGTAGTTGGGAGACATGATTAGAATATTGGAACCAGGTACTAGAGACACTAGTTGTCCAATGATGTTCGCGATGTAAGTCTTGCCTTGCCGACGGGAGACGGCGGCGCAGACAAAACGATACTTGGGATTGTTTATCGCGTTTATAATTGCTACCTGGGATGGTAGGGGTTCGATTCCCAGCAACTCCAAATAAGGAGGTACGGGGAGTTTTAGAAACCTTGTCTCAGATGATAAATCGTAAATCTGGTCAGAGAGAATATCTCTCCGGCTTATTTCAACTGCCATTTGTTTTGCCTAAATAGTTTATTTTTTTCCTGCATATGCATTGGCACCAAAGAATGCCGAAACTAGTGCAGCTATAGCTACAAAGTAAGTAGGGGCTATATCTCCGATTATCTTTGCAGCAAGGTCTAATCCGAACAAAGAAGTACAGAAAATACCGAAAGGATAAAATAGCATTCCCCAAAGAGCAAACCAGGTCATCTTACGCATTGCATCTCGCTGTGCGTCTTGGTCTTCAAGTTCCTTTCTACGAAACTCCAAATACATTTCTCGTTCTTCGTTGGAGACTTCTCCGTCTCCGTTTGTATCTGCGGGGTGGTACTTGTTATTTTCTACCATTTTACTTTATCTGCCCAGTATGCCGCTGACATTTTGCCTTTAGCTATGTTCTTGGCGTGGCGGGCTTTGAAGCTTTTACGCTTAGCCTTCATGGCTGCTGATTCTCCAGCCTTCGGCTTCCCTGCCGTTTTAGCTCCTTGCTGGCCGAAACGAATAGTCTTAACCTTGGAACCTACTTTTGCCACAACAATGTGTGACTTCTTAGCATGGCCTGGAGTACGTTTAGCTTTATTGTACTTAGTTACTCCGGCTCTCTTTAATCTTGAATCCTTTTTCTTAGCTTTCCTTTTTGCTGCCATTATATTATCTCTTCTTTCGTCGCATAGTAGCTTTACGCTTCTTTTTAACAAAAGTCTTAACCATAGTAGGTTTACCACCTGAATTTCCTGCTGCTCTTTTACGGCTAATAGCAGACTTCTTCTGTGCTGCAGTCATGCGTGCTGCTTTAGCTTTAGGTACGCACTTTGGGTACTTACCTGGTTTTGCTTTGCTTCTACCACACTTTGCATAACCTCCGCCCTTCTTCGGTCGAGAGATATCTACCCATTCTTCCTTGAACCATTTCTTCAAGCTCATTTCTTAACTCCCATTCGGTACTTTCCGCCTCGGCGTTTGTACTCTTTTACTAGAAATGCGTTTGCATATGCTGACGGGTAGACCTTAAATTTTCTCTTAACTTGAGACTTTACAGCAGAATATAATCTTTTATTTGTTGGAATAGGTTTCTTAGTAGCCGCGCTTTTTCTTCGAGGCTTTTTTCTTTTTACGGCCATGAGTCGCTCCCTTCATTAACTTGCCGTTAGGCATTCTATGGTATCCTTTCGGAGCTTTTTTCTTTACTGCCTTTTTACGTTTACGAGTAGCCATTTTCTATTCTCTACGGGTACCAAATATAGTACACGGCTCCGGCTATGATACTACATCCAACTAGGATACTTAGTATCTCTGTTGCCGTTTTCTTTAGTTCAGCCTTTCTTTTACGTTTCTGGAGTACAGCTGTTAAGTCTGCGTGTTTCTCTTCTGCAATAGACTTACTTTGAATAAACAACATATCATTCCATACATCTCGTGGAATAGACTTCTTAAACTCTTTCTCTTGCTCTCGTAAGGCTTTCTTTGCCCATGCTAGATCAAGTGCTTCTTCCTGAGTAAGTCTGCGAGTACCTTTTGCAGTTTCTTGCTCAATTGTTTTTATAGACTCTTTAGCTTCTGAGTGTGACCCAAAGAAGGATGCTATACCACTAGCATTATCACCCGCTTCTTTGAATGCAGCTATTCCCTCATTAACAGCTTTAAGAGCTCCAATAATCATGGAAACTTCTGCTATCATTACTTAAACTCTCTCCGTGCTTAAACGGATCTTAAAGGACTTAGTCCTTCCAACTCTGCTTAGGTTTCTTCTTTGGCTTAACGGGAGTATCTATAGAAGTAGCTTCTTCGAGCAAGGGTTCAAGAACTTCTTTAAAAGTAGGGGTTGCGTGTGCTTTAGCCTCTTCTTCGCTTTTAAAGCCAACAGTGTCTTTTCCGTCTTCTACAACGTACCAAGTATCTCTTTTTCTATAAATCATAGTATTCTCCTATTGTCCTAATGTAGCGAGAGTTACTATAACTCCGGCTAAAAATAATATAACTGTCATGCCTATATGACTCATGCGTGAGTCCATCTTACCTAGAACAGCATCTATATTGTCGAGACGCTGAAAACTAGTCTTCCAACGCTCTTCGCATTGAACTTCGTGGGTGGCCATCTCTAGCTCTAGTGTGTCTACCTTTCGAGCGGTCTCGAGAAATCTATCAGTCGGGTTGTTCTGTTCCATTGAGTAGTTTTTCCATTAGCTTACCATAATTGCCCTGACCAAAAGGAACCGCCTCATTGATCTGGACATTAGTCTGGTTTCGTATATTTCCACCCTCTGCTTTCTCGAAATCGGCCTGAGCCTTGATCTCGTCCATTCGCATCTTGTGAGCCATTTGTAATAAGTCTGCAAGGTCCTTACTAGAGTATACGCCAGATTCCTGAGCTTCTTCTAGTTTGGACGCAATCATATCGTCAAGCAAAGCACCAATATTATTCTTATTACGGTAGCCCATGTCGAGGTAGACAGTATCAATATACTTCTTAACCTCTCGCTTATTTAGTAAGTCTACGACTTCGGTTTCAGGTACCTGAAGATAATCACATACGCCCCGAATGTTTCCGAATTGTAAATAACAATTAGCGATCTCCAAGCCTTCTGGAGAGATTGTAGTTAGTTCTTTTGCCATGGTTCAAATTATACTCAAAGTGGGTTATGTTGTCAAGGGTTATTTTTCTGTGGTATCTAGTCTGCGTGGCGAGTAAGGAAGTTGACTCGCATCTTCTTAGGTCCAAAATACTCATTCACAATTTCTTTCACCGTCTCAATATCGTACTCTTTACAGCTAAAGACATCGAAGTAGGCTGTGCCATCTAATTCCATAAAATGTGCACAGATATTTGAAGTTGTGATCAATTGCATCAGGCTGTACCCTTGTTTCGGATCTCCTGGAAGCAGATGTTCAATGATTGGTTCTCCAGCAGCTACCATGTCGATGCGTACTACTAGATCTTTAATAAAGTTATAAATTGTATCGTGGTCAGCTATACCCGCGTTGCACCCGCTGCAGTCTAGCATTAAATGATATCCCCAGTATGCGCTCATGAAGGTTCTCCTGGCCACGTTACGTCATCTAAGTGTGTGACGTCTGCGTTGTTCGCAGGAACATCTCGTAGTGCGGTGCGGTATGTTACCCACTCCGCTTTCTTTTCATCCGTGAGAGGGCTATCTGGTAGCACTGCCCAATCAGAAGCAAATAATTTAGCGCCTCTATGCAATCTAATCATGTCTAGTAAAGTCTCTGAGTTAAGAACCCAGGCCTCATCTATCCAATCATAGTAATCTCCTGGCTGCGTAGGTTTTACAAACCACCCGTCTTTCCAATAATGCGTATCAGGACTAATGCCGTCTCCACAGTACTGTAGCGTAAGTCCATCTTGCTCATCTCCTTCACTATAAGGTCTATAGTCTGAGGGGGTGAACAATTGTTTTATATTTCCTGAGCTATCAACCCAAGCTATTCTTATTACCATTTTATACTCCTTTTCTCATTGATAGAAATACTCTATTATCTGTTCCTATACCTATAGTAAATTGTCCTACAGAGATCCATTGTACTGAACGCTCCACAAGTATTTTATAGTTTCCAGCAGACTGTTTAAAATTAAGGACAGGACCCATAAATCCACTCCCTGCAAGGGAGTCGCTAAAAGTTGTAGTATTTACCATGCCATATATATTTGAGTCATGGGTCGAACTGTTATATATAGTATTAGTCGAAGTAGACGTAGGATCAATATATATAGTCTCATGTACTTTTCCTACTACGTTCTCGCTAGTGTACACTACCTTTTGAGGGCTTGAGGTATCAAGAACTTGTAGCCCATACCCTGAAGTTGCTAAAGTGGCTACATCTCTCATATCTCGTACTGTGAACCAATCTATAGGACTATTTGTATTGCTATATATAGTAGTAGGAGTAACTCCTGGATAACTGCCTGCGTATATTTTCTTGCCAGAAGTTGACCAGGCTGTAGTCCCCGCAGGTCTCACAAAAAGAAGAGGGTCAAAAGACCCTGAGCCTAAATTCAATGTAACACTATAATACCCACTATTGCTATCCGGAGCTAAAGTACCTGTTGTACCTGATAGATCCACAGCAAATACAGAAGCTTGCTCATCAACTTGTATAAAGCTATTGTCATTTATTGCCTGAAATCCGTAACTCATCCTCTCACCGCATAAAATTGAATAGTAACACTTGCAGGTGCTCCGCTTATACTTACCGAGTCTGTTCCAAATGTGAACGTTAGACTTTGATTAGCCCTCCAGCCACTATTTGGCAGAAAATTAGGATTAGTTGTGTTAACTGCATAACAATCAGAGGATGTTGCACCTGGTACTTGTTGATTAACAACGTTACCAGAAGCATTGGTAGTAACGGTATAGTTTCCTAGAAACAAAGATGTTTTGTCTAAAGTTCCTACTCTTAGCTGCCCTGCCGAGTTATAGACTTCTAGTCCATAATCGTTAGCACTTGACTGTCCTACTACGCCAAGACCACCACCCACTGCTGATGCAGTGAGCTGAGATACACTGTTTGAAAGTGTAGCACCGTCATCTCCACCACCGACAGCCCAGCCTAGAGCCCAGTAGTAATATGTTACTCCAGCAGTAGCTGAGAAGTTTGAACCTGACTGCCATCCTGCAGGTACTGATCCAGAACCTGAATCTACCCAAGCAGACTGAGAGGCCATTGCACTAGCATTAGTACTTTGATAGTAGTATACTACTGTAATACCATCAGCAGGAGGATTATTTGACAAAACAACATTATGTGTTCCTGAGCCTATGGTTACTGAGGAGATTACCGGAGTAGTAGGTACTCTTTCGCTCACAGCACCAATCTGTCCAACAGACTGATTTATGGTTCTACCAACGGACTGCGTGTTAGTACCTGAGTCATACCTTCTAGTATAGTAGTACTGTATAGTGCCTCTAGTCTGATTAAAGTTAAGTGAGGTAGAAGAGTTATCAGTCACTGAATATTGTACCCAATTCGGGTCATTAATAGCTGGGTTGTACGACGTAGGTCGTTGCATTGCCCAGAACGTTCCACCAGCACCAGTATTTGAAATTTGGAAAGTAGAGGTAACACTGCCAACAGTTGTCTCATCAACTACTAGTACTCCACTTGCTACAGGCTGAGTAAAGGTTACTCCAGCTGCTCTAGTAATTGTAAAGGTATTTCCTACAGTATAGTACGACTGCCCGTTATAGACTTGTATATAGTAGCTGCTAGTATTACCTGCAGAAGGTAAGTAGGCATTTGGTATTGTAATCGTATGGTTATAGTACTCTGTAGCGCCCCACGTATCGTAGAATAGTACTGCATTAGTAGAAGCATTTCGAACTGCGATTGAACGAGCATTTGTCTCAGTCGCACCACCTTGTGTAAATGTAACATTTTGGGAGGTTGCGCCATATGCGATGTTGAATACAGAAGTGCCTGAAGGCCCACTTATATTAAAGTCTGCATCATATAACTTAAAAGTCTGCGAAGCATAGAGTGTCGTCTTGCTCGAGTTTAGATACACTGAGACAGTAAAGTTTTCGCCGATTCCCGTGGTCTCATCTACAGTATCGTCTGTTATGAAAGCCTGTATAGGCATATACGCATGAACAACTCCTCCACTATTATAAGTTACTACGCCACTCGAAGTTCCTGACGTTGCAGAGAAGTCACTACCAGTACCACTCTGTCTAGTAATCTCCCAGTATATCTGTCCGGAGGCATTGAGAGCTGCGTCGTCTTGTACGTTTAAAAATTCTGCTTTCCAATAGAACGAATTAACGCTTCCTGAGCCCGAAGGTTCAGTCGCAAACGTAAGTGATCCGCCTCCGTAAAAAGCTACAATTGTACAAGAAACTGCCATTTAAGGTCCCCTAATTACCTATTATTACTAAAAGTTGTTTTTCTTTTTGATGTTGCCAAGTATACAACAATTCTCAAAAATTGTCAACAATTTTTTTCGAGTTGGTGTGTGGGCGGAATGGTTTGTGCAAGTCTTTTTATATACACCCTTTACCTCTTCGGGATTACATAAATGGTTTACGTGTGGGGGAGCCCGGCGCGGGCCGGCGATGTCAAGTCATTTAACCCCCCTGGTCAAGATTATTTTGGAATAAGGCGAGGTTTGCTTATGCTTTTTTATTCTAAAAAATACTTGACTATTGCTCTGGATCTGCTATAATATGCCCTCATTAGACAGGAAAGGCCGAGACCATGAAAGCAATTATTGATTACACTTTGAAGGCAGTTTTTATATCTACTATGGCTATATCTGCAATCGGTGCTTGTATTTGCATCCTGTTAATGTTACCATAGACACTTAACCCAATAAATAAAAAAGAGAGAATTACTATGTCACAAGATACTACTGTAAACTATACCCCTGCCATGATCAACGCGCTAGAAATAGCGGCTCCCTTAGATTTGGCAAAATGTCGCGCTCTATTGACCGACCCGCTATTTGTGGGCAAGTCGGTTAGATCATTAATAGCGAAGGCAAAGCGCGAAGGCATAGAATATATTTCCAAGCCCGCACCTGCCAAGAAAAAAGCCGCACCTAGCAAGGCCGACATTGTTAGGGCTATTTGCTCGGCTGTTGATACCGACTCGCTGGAAGGGCTAGAAAAAGCCACCGGTTCGGCTTTAAATAAATTACTATCTAACCTTGCATAATCTGGATTAGCCCTGTATAATCAGGGCTTAACCACTGGAGATTTTTATGAATATACCAACTTTTTCTGGCTACACTGGCTCGGTACTAATGGCAATCTTTGCCTTTACTATGCAACCTTTGATCGCTATTGCAGGGCTGATACTCTTAACTGTTCAGGCGGTTGATGCTAAGATGTACAACCTAGTCGCGCTTAATCTGATATCGATAGGCGGCTTTCTAACTAACTACATGGGAGCTTAAACCATGCAATATAAAATATGGGACTTAGACGGCACTGTGATTGATTCTAGCCACCGATACTCTACCCTGCCGAATGGGGATATTGATCTGCCTAAATGGATCGCTGACAATACACGCGAAAACATTGCGAACGATCAACTGCTACCATTGGCGCGACTGATGCAATCAAATTATGCTCATGGCGATATTGTTATTATTTGTACTGCTCGCGTGTTGGGTGTCTGGGATCACGTTTTTTTGGCTGATCATGGTATCAAGGCGCACCACATTCTATCTCGCGCTCTTGGTGATAATCGTGGCGATGCTGAAATGAAAAGAGCAAAATTATTTGCGCTCTTCTCTGACCTCAAGGTGCCTTTTGTGCGCTGGACTCGCAACGCTACCTTTTACGATGATAATCAAGGCGTGTTAGATATGGCCGAAAAATATGGTATTCGCACTCGTAATGCTTTACAATTAAACTCTAAATTACTAGAACTCAGAGCATAAATCATGAAAATTTCTAAAAATGTAATATTAGTCCTAGATACCGAAACGTGCGATCTTACAGGCTCCGTTTATGATGTTGGTTATACAATCTGCGAAAAAGACGGGACTATAATTAAAACCTATAACGCTTTGGTGCGCGAGGTTTTCACCGATGCCAAACGTATGATGAGCGCGTTTTACGCTAAAAAAATGTTTACTCATTATGCCCCAATGCTAGATGATAGCCTGATACATCTTGAATCATGGGCTACGATTGTTGACCAGATTCGTTCCGATATAGCCGAATACAAGGTAACTACGATAGCGGCATATAATGCAGGTTTCGATCTGCGCGTTATGGGACATACAAACGGCCTATTTGGTGACGGCTCCCCTGTTTGCCCTAAAGGGTTAAAGGTGTTAGATATCTGGCAATTTGCCTGTGAGACCAAACTCTCACAAAAAGCCTACAAAAAATTGGCTCGCTCTCGTGGTTGGGTTTCACCTGCTGGCAACATTAAAACAGGTGCGGAATTCTGTTACAGATACACCAACAATAGCCCCGATTTTATAGAAGATCACACCGCATTGTCGGACGCAATTATTGAAACGCAGATTCTCGCATCATGCTTTGCACAGAAAAAGCGCGTACCTTATGGCAAAATAAACGCGCAGCCCTGGAGACTGGTGCAGGACAAGAAGCCGGTTGCCAATGACAAAAATATTCATGGATCAAAGGTCGCATAAAATGAACGCACTCGAAACGCAACAGGCTACTCTAAACCAAAAAGCCGAAAATAACCGCGAGAGAATCGCGGTTATTTTAGA